TTTAAAGGAGTTATATTAATGGCAACACCACACAATGTTCAGAAGAAACGAGCAAGACGCAACTTGGTCACGAAGAATAAGAAACGTGCCAAGAACATAAAAAAGAATCAAGACTTTCTAATTATGAATGCTCTCAAGAGATTCAAGAAAGTCAATATCAATAGTGCCACTGATATGGAAAAATTCGTGGATCATCTCGATCCGAATGAATATGGAAAAACTTGGGGAATAAGTGAGGAAAATTCAGAACTCAAGGAAAAAATGGATAGAATAGTTGCCGATGAATTACAACGGCGAGCAGAAGAAGAAATAGTACAGACCACTGATGGTGGAAAATTGAAGATAGCACCCTCAACCAAAGATACAATTTCGTGAGGGTTGATTTGAAAGACTTTGTATAACCGTTGTTGGTTGTACGAAAACCACGTGCTTGGTTTATACCAACATGTGGTATTATTTAAGACGGTTGCCAGTATAAACTGCACCGAAATATGTATACAGGAGTTTTAAACATGAAAACGAATTTTAATTTTGATCAGTATATTGCAAGTTTGAAAAAAATTGCTAATGGTCGAAAATTTAAAGCAATTGACTTATTAACACATCGTGACCCTAAAACTGAGACACTTGTAGAGGTTATGAAACTCAGAGAAAAGTGTGTTGTTTTAGAATGGTGTCAACGTCCAGAAATGGATTTGAAGAAACCAGAAATCACTGCTAGAATTGCTGGTGGACTTTCTGGTGGACTTCGCGAACAATCAACAAAACTTGGTGATTTGGAGTCTTTAGCAACAGGAATCCAAAAACGAATAGATTCTGGTAAGTTATCTAAACGAATGCTAAAACGAGATAAAGGATACCTTCGCGAAATTAAGGAATACCTTAAAGAAGGAAAAGTTTGGTGTATATTGGATGGACAAAATACCATCAATCGTGTATTTGGTCGATTTCATCCTGAGTCCAAAGAAAATTTCCTCGAAGGAAAGGGAAACGTTATTTCGTTGCCATATGAAAGTGGTGATAAGAAGACATATGAACAGACGATACCCACAAATATTCCTTTTGGAAAATTAGATCCTGCGATGCAATTGGGTCTGTTGGAAGAATATAAGATGGACATAACTTATGTCTATTGTGATACCGAAGATGCAATAATAGCATACAAACAGGTTTTTCTCTTTGATAATGCTGGTAAGCATGTAGGTGTTCAAGCAGAAGAATATGTTCGTTGTGATAATATGGTTGGTCATTTTTTGAATGAATTTGAGAAAGATTTTGCAAAAGGTGGTGATTGCCATCCATATAAAATATTTGAGCAATTTTTGCAGGATAGTGGTGAAAGTGCGAATGGATTTCATGCTAAAGACAATCGTGCTATAAGCAATGTTTTATTGCATTGGGGTGCATATCTGTTTGCACATCCGAAAACCAGACATGCTGAAAATTCTGGCAAATATCATACCTACACTGCTGGTGCTGGTTGGTCTAAGCAAAAACTTTGGTTGACAGATCCTAATGTGGAATATACAAATAGTCAAGAAACGAAATTGACTGATATGCTACATGGATTGTGTCATGCAATAGATCGTCTTGATGGCAAACTGCTTCGCGATTATCATCAAAACTTAGAGGACATTGGTTTTGATGCTGAAACAAGGCATACGTTCATCAATAAAAGTTCTAAGAAAAATATTTGTGCTAATTTTGGTCTAGCAGTTGCTGTTGTTGAGGGTGAAGATCACCCAGTACGAAATCAAAGAGGAAAGGATAAGTTTAAAATCCTTGACTACGAGGAATTTGCACATTGGTACTTGTTTAACGAGAAAATTCGTCTTATGAAAAATAGGTATATGAATGTTAATCTAGTGGATGACGATGGAAAAGCAATTTCTCCACCAGTTAATACTACTTCCTACCACAGTGCCTGTGGAGCAACTGATAGCAAAGAAACCTATCGAACTCGCGAGAGGTTTCTTTATGATGATTTCATCAGAGATTTGGATGACCTCATTAAAAAAGGTGCTGTTGTGCGTCTTGGTGAGAATTTCACTCAAGAAGAACAGTGTGAAAATATACTAGATCAAGTACTTGGTACAGAAGGATAATAAATGTCAAAAATGCCTAAATGGAACAACCCAATGAGTGACCTTGATTTAATCAAGGCACTCAGTTGGTTTCACGCATATAGCAACGAAACTAAAACCAAACGATACATCAGGGACTACATTCAAATGTTCAAAAGTTCCTTGATTCCACACCTAAAGAACCTCAATGAGTATGTGATACAAGATGTGTCATGTGCATACATTGCTCACCTACTAACGGAAGGGTACGATATACCACAATCAGCAAAAAAGAAATTCACAATCGAATTAGAGAAGAACATCATACCAACCTTATATAAGACAGACGAGAAAAAAGTGGCTAAGAAACCAAAACCGAAGAAAGTCAATAAAGAAACTATTGTTGATATAGGTGAATTGGAACATCAACTGGATACATATATTGCCAGTGGGTGTAACGAAAAATCTTTCACTGTCTACAAATACCTACAAGGCAAGAACGCAAAACAGATGGACGCAACAGAAATTAAGAAGTGGTTCAAACCATTGAGGGATGAATTAGAGGACGCATTGAAGATTGGGGTCAAATACAAGGACATACGAGAGTCATATGCATTCTTGACCAAACCACAATTGAAACGACTAACCAAGTATGTGGATACTATGATTATGGACTGTGATAAATACATGAAAGAAAAACGTGTTTCACGAACAACCAAAAAGAAAAAGAATGGCACATCTGAAACACAGGTATCATTGGAGAACCATCTTGTCGAACTCACCGAATAAAATTGTACAACATCCTAATACACCAGAGGAACTGAAACAGCCAACCCTACGAGCAGAATTAGTGTTACAAGAAATCGTTCCTACAACACTTGATATAATGCAGGAATTTGGTTTCGAGACTACATCAGAAGACTTTATCAAGGATTATAAAATTGTAATTGAGATAATCAGAGCAATTTTATATGGTCAACTTGGGGTTAGGCACGAATTGCATATTGGGTTGGGTGATAACAACCCCCTAAATAGTTTTATAGATTTCAATAATGATGACAAGGAATAAATTATGCCGATTTTAGTGGACTTCAATCAGGTTTTTATCAGTGCCTTAATGCAACAACCTAGTCTACATCAATCGGGAGTGAACGAAGAAATGGTCAGGCATATGGTACTGAACATGCTACGTTCTTATCGGTCTAAGTATAATATACAGTACGGGGAATTGGTTCTTTGTTGTGACAATCGTAAGAACTGGCGAAAAAACTTCTTTCCGTACTATAAGGCACATCGGAAAAAGATTCGTGATGATTCAGAGCATGATTGGAATGCCATCTTTCAATGTTTGAACCAAATCAAAACAGAACTTGTTGAAAACTTTCCCTACAAGGTTCTTGAAGTTGATACAGCAGAGGCAGATGACATCATTGGAACACTATGTAAACATCTTGCCGATGTGCCTATTTTAATATTATCAGGTGACAAGGATTTTATGCAATTGCAGATCAATCCAAATGTCAAGCAATACTCTCCAATACAAAAGAAGTTCATAAAAGCAGACGATCCCAAGAAGTTTCTACAGGAGCATATTATACGTGGAGACAAGGGAGATGGTGTGCCGAATTTCTTGAGTGCTGATGATACATTTATGCATAATGGAGCAAGGCAAAAACCCATCAGCAAACGAAACATTGCTGATTGGGTAAGACACGATAATCCCGAAGTGTTTTGTGACTATAAGATGTTGCGTGGATACAAACGCAATCAACAGATGGTAGATCTGGATTATGTTCCAGACATACTACAGGAGGAAATAATACGAATCTACAATAGTCAAAACGACACAGAAGAAAAACGGAAGTACCTAATTGGGTATTTCATGGAAAAACGATTAAAGCATCTGATGGAACATTTAGATGAATTTTAGAAAAGAGAGGATATCATCATGGATAAATCATTACACGAACTTTTCACCGAAGTGGAAGAAACAAACTCACCTAAAGAGAAGGCAAACATTCTCAAGAATCATGCGAGTGATGGTCTAAAGGCAATTCTCAGAGCGGCATTTGATACCCGTATAGGATGGGCAGTGCCTTCCACCAGACCACCGTTTGAACCCAATACCGCACCAGAATGGGATCTTGCTGATATGAGACTCGAAACAGAAGCGATGAAACTAGGACGATTTGCCACGTTAGAAGGAAAACCAACGACACAAGGACGGGATTTATCGAGGATGAGAAGAGAAGAACTTTTCATCCAACTCTTGGAAGGGTTGCATCCGTCCGAAACAGAGATCATGCTTTCCCTTATCAAGAAAAAATTGAACTATAAGGGTCTAACTGCAAAAGTGGCCAATAGTGCATTTCCCAACCTTATACCAGAAGAACATATGGTGAAACCCAAATGAATAAAACTTGGTTCATCGACATCGATGGAACTTTGGTCAAGCACCTTGAAAATAAAGAAATCGAAGAAGGTATGCATGAGGAACTTCTTCCCTATGCTGTGGAATTTCTTGAAGGACTTGCAGAGAGAGGTGATTGTATTATACTCACAACGGCAAGGTTGGAAGAACATCGATTAGTGACAATTCAAGTGCTGGATGATTTTAATATACCTTATCACCAGATAATTTTTGGTGTGGGGTCACAAGAAAGGATATTGATTAATGATATAAAACCAAAAGGAGCAAGTGATAGTGGTAGGCAACATTCGTTACCTACTGCATATGCGATTAATGTCGAGAGGAATATTGGGTTTTCTGATATCCTCTGTTATAATTTTAATAAACCAATACAAAATCAAAAAGATTATGCATGGGAGTTGATATAAGCAGATTGAAAGAAATGACTATCCACGAAAAGTTAGAAGAAATACAAGAATCAATCAATGCTTTCGGTGAATTTCAGAAGGAATTCACCGATGCCTTTAATTCTTTCTGTGAATTATCAGCAGAAATGACTAATAAAATGATGTCCGTAGTACTATTCAATATGGCACAGGATGATCGTGATATGTTTATCGATATGATGAACCATCTTGATCAAGAAGTCAGAACTATCTTAGGTGATGATGAACTTGAGGAAGAATGGGAAGAATTCCCGACTAATAATAACGAGGAAGAATAAAATGATTACAGTTAAAGTACGTGACGATGAAACTTTTGATAGTGCCTTGTCACGATTCAACAAAATTTGTGCAAAGGCAGGGATCATAAAAGAAGTTCGCGAAAGAAGTTTCTATGAAAAACCATCAGAGAAGAAACGTAGATTGGCCAAGAAACGACAACGGAAAAATGTTGTCTCACCCATAAAAATAACAAGGAAATAGAGATGATGGTTGCAACCTTAATTTTTTGTATTATATTAGGGATAATCATAGGTTCCATTGTCGGGGCTCTTGTACATTGGTCGAAAAAAGGATAATTATTATGTTGACGAACCATAAAAGGGGAGGTATATTGTGAGGAATAAACTATTGCGTAAGAACAAATCTGCTATTCTTACAACCCGTGAATTGATTGAAAAATTGCAACATGATGTCAGTGAGAGGGATATGGACTTACCAATTACATTTCAAGTATATGTCGGGGAAGGTACACCTGAGTTTGCTTCATATCAAGCATGTCATTTTGATACAGCATGGAAGGATTCTCGGCAATCAACAAGAGGAAGTATAGAACATAGTATGTACTACCATGATGAAGAAGGGAATTATGATGAAAGTATAGTGATCGTTCTTGATGATACTTCGCCAGGGTGTTAATTATGGAGATGTAATATGAAAAAAGTGACGATATATGCATTGAAATTAGTCGAGGGGAAATATTACATTGGTATGACTCGTAATATGGAAAGAAGATACAGAGAACATAAACTTGGTCGTGGTGCTACATGGACAAATAAGTACGAACCCATCGAGATACTAGAAGCAACTGAATATCCAGACGATGGACAAACTGATTTCAATCTAATTGAAAATCAATTGACAATAAACTATGCATATGCATTAGGTAGAGATAATGTCAGGGGTGGTAGTTTTACAAATTCAATTGCAACTGGTAGACAGGTATTCCCTAATCAATGGGAAAAAGGGAAAAGTGATCCTAGAGTTAAGAAACCTGCGTGGATGGTATGAACGAACCTATTTGGAAATTCACACATTTCACATCAAAGCAGTACCTATGGCATGAGAAGTGGGATCGTGATAATAGAGATCTATTAGAAGAAATTCTATTGATAAATGAGTGCATCGAACCATTAAGTGGTAGGCAGAGAATGAAAATGTCAACACATTACAGTAGTAGGAATGCGTGGTATCATTATAAGAAAAGATTAGATGGTAAGGTAGAGGTATGGAGTACTGGAGAGAATATGATGAAACCTTATATGAAACCGCATTATGTGTTCAAGGTAGAAAATGGCCTACAACGGGAAAATGATGAGAGTGGGTGATATTAGTGTATACTTTATGTGAGTTATTGTGCAATATTTGCTTAAAAATTGTGCAACTTTGGAAAACGTTAAATAAACATGTTTCTCTAGAGTGTCTATGCAACTCAAGCGAACACGTCAACGATTTTTTTTTCAAAAAAACTTCAATTCGTGTAAACCTTTTGTCAACTTTTTACGTTTATACCTGTGAGGATATAAAAAGAACGATTAATGCAAAATAAAAATGAAAATAAATTGAAATTAATTGCTACCCCCGACATCAGGTGTCGGGTGTATATGGTATAATATAGCATATTCAAAACAATTGAGAGGTTACAACATTATGAAAGATTTTACAGAATTACAACAACGTACTTTAGATGTCTTACACACTGCTTATGATGGTCGATCCATTTTAACAACTTCAGAAATTCGCAAAGCAATAGCAGAACATTCCGATTTAAATCCAAATTGTTGGAAAGGTGCATGGTTTAAAAGGTTCTCAAGTAGTAAACGTGGCGAATATAACCTACCATTTAATGATGCCACAAAACTTAACACTGACGTCACCCTCGACTCGGTAAAAGTTAACACATCAAAACCAGATGTTAAAAAACCTAACACAACTATGGGTTTTATCCCTGAAGTAGACAAAGATTATGTACGTTTTGGTCACTTCAGGGATATCGAAAAAATCATCAAGTCCAAGATTTTCTACCCTATCTTCCTTACAGGTCTATCAGGAAATGGCAAAACTTTTTCTGTTGAGCAAGTATGTGCAAAACTCAAACGTGAAATGGTAAGGGTTAATATCACTGTTGAAACTGATGAGGACGATCTACTTGGTGGATTTAGGTTAGTAAATGGCCAAACTGAATTCCATAAAGGGCCAGTTATCGAAGCAATGGAACGTGGTGCTGTTTTGCTCTTGGATGAGGTCGATCTTGCGTCTAACAAAATTCTGGCATTGCAACCTGTGCTTGAGGGCAAAGGTGTATACCTAAAGAAAATCAATGAGTGGGTGCAACCTGCTGATGGATTTAATGTGATTGCCACTGCAAACACTAAGGGTAAAGGCTCCGAATCTGGTGCATTTATTGGTACTAATATCTTGAACGAAGCATTCCTTGAAAGATTTGCCATCACCCTTGAGCAGGAATACCCTGCACCTAAAACTGAAACCAAGATAGTAAGTAACGTGTTCAATGCACATGGTTTGGTTGAACCAGATTTTGCCAGAAGGTTAGTGGATTGGGCAGGAATTATCCGCAAAACTTTTTATGATGGTGGAACTGATGAGATTATCAGTACACGTAGATTAGTTCACGTTGCCAAAGCGTACAGTATCTTTGAGGATAAGTTGAAAGCAATCGAGTTGTGCATTGCTAGGTTTGATGAAGATACCAAAGCAACTTTCCGAAAACTCTATGAGTGCCTTGATGAAGAAGTTGAGGAACCAAAAGTGGTTGAGGAAGTTGATGAAGAATATCAACCGTTCTAGTAAAGTTGGCATAGATCTTGCTCCTTATATAAGGGTAGGGGGCAAAACCACTTAATGCGCCATCGAGCATCATCCGGCGGCACACGTCAGAAACAACAGTCCACCTTATAAGGAATCCCTTATTTTGGCCGTACTAGTTTGTTAGATACCGAGGTGTACCGAAAGTCTCTGATGAACTAAATACAACAGTCAAACATTAAGTGTTTTTTTGAAACATACTCAGAAAAAAATTTCCGGCTAAAAAAACGAGAAAAGGTAAAAAATGCAAAGATTACTGAGAATAGACAGATAATGTCTGAAAGAGAAAAAACCTACTGGGAAGTTGACTACCTGTTTATTGCACATATAATGGATATGCCTGTGCAGTGCATAATAGACGTATCAGATAAAGTAGATCAATTTATAACATTATCAGAGAACCTCAGTGAACAACTGAATACAGCAGAGGAAGTATTTGTGCATCCACTGATAGACAAAAAAGAGGAAAAGAAAAAGTGAACCTTAAACAATTATTACAGGACATGAGTGCATCACGTTATGTACATTGTTCAGAAGAAGATGGTGAATTACAAGTAATCCTAAGAGATGCTAAAACAGAAGAACTCTATGATATCACTAAGAGATTACACGTTAATGACACAGAGAAAATAATTTTCGTAAGTAGGGAAGATGTCAAAGAAGAAGAAAACACTGGATGATTATATGGCGGGGTCATCACACGAACTGTCACTGTATATCTCCAATCAAGTACTCAGAGGTGAAATAGAAAAACTCAAAAAAGAACTTACAGAAACATATTTGAGATTAAGGGAAGCGCATGCGACCATCGAGGAATTAGAGAAAACATGAAATTACCAAGAGATATTCCGATGAATGAAATAGACATATCCGATGAAGAACTTGGTCTTTCATGGGAAGAATATAAAGTAGAAGAAAAACCGTGTATCATAAGAGAATTAATTAATACTATAGAAGATCTAAAAAAG